TGCTGCAGCACATACGGTGGGTGCTGGTGTTAGTGAATTATATGGTGATTATAGAGTATCTAAAGGTAATATTTACTTCTCTGATGCACCATACGGTCCCACAGGAATTGGTACTCTTGCTGGTTCAAAAATAGAAAATGATGACGTAGTTAACATTCCAAATGCGATGACTACAAGATCTACATTTACTGGAAGAGTTTTCTTTAGAAAAAATGATGTTGTTGAAGGAAGACCAGGTAGCATGAACCGTGTTGTTGATGATATATCTGATAATTTTGATGGAACTACTAAATTATTTGATATGAAAGAAAATAGTGCTGTTCTTCCAGTTGGAATAAACACTTATGGTGGAGCACTACTGATTAACAATATATTCCAAAAACCATTCTTTGGTGATGTTGGATCAGTTAGAGAATCTGATTATAGGGTACAAGCTCCTGTTGGAGGCGGTACAACAATACAATTCCTTGCAAACCCAGATATTGCTAGTGATACTACCGATATTCCTAGAGGTGGAAGAATCAATGAATTTTTAGTTGGTGTTGGTTCAGGATATCAGGTTCCCACTCGTGCTCTTGCTTATGCCAATATTGGCGTAGGTGGAACGATAGAATCAGTATCAATATCAACTCATGGTCAAGGGTATATAAGTGCACCAAGAGTAGCAATTGGTGTCTCATATGCAAACTACGTGCATAAATTTATTAGATCGTTAGCAAATTCAATAAATCCAAATGTTGGTTCAAATAAAACACCTACATTTGCTGAATATGATTCATTTACTGGAGATTTATTTTTAGTAATTCCCAATCATGGTTTAACGACAACAAACACCATTCAAATTGTAGATAACTCTTTATTCTTTACATGTTCAAGAGATGGATATGTCAAAGAAAAATCATATCCAAGATCTACTGATCCAGCATCAGGAAAAAATTTAACTATTACAAATGCAACAACAAACACAATTATAGTTAATGTAGGTGCTGGTGCAGGTGTTGGTGCTGCGTTTACCTCAGTAGTAAGTGCAGCAGGTACAATAACAGCGATCAATGTTGTTAATCCAGGAACTGGATATACAGCAACAAAAGATGAACCATTTATCACAATAGACGAACCCACTCCATATAAAAACATACCTTTAATTGGTGGAAATGGTTCTGGTGCGAAAATGGATGTTGTTGTTGGAACTGGTGGAAGTGTAATTGATTTTAGTATTGCAGATCGTGGAACTGGATATGAAATTGGAGATAATTTAGTTCTTCACGGTTTACCAGTTCAGGTTGGAATTGGTACAAGTGCATTTAATATCACAGTTAAAAGTAGATATCAGGATAAATTCTCTGGATTTACTTTTGGTGAATTAATTGAATTAGATGATTTTAGTAGTTTCTTTAATGGTTTTAGAAGATCATTCTTACTTACAAGAACAATTACAAATAAAGAATATTTTAGTATTGTTGCTGCAGAAGGATCTGGTATTATTTTAGCAAATAATCTTTTGGTTTTTGTAAATGATATTTTACAGAAACCAGGAATTGATTATGAATTTGAAGGAGGAACTAGATTTAAATTTACAGAAGCACCAAAAGCAGGAAGTAAATTTAAAATATATTTCTATAAAGGATCTGGAACTGATGTTGAATTTGTAGATGTTGACGAAACAATTAAACCAGGTGATATTTTAACTTTAGATGCATTTGACCAAGATAAAAATAACATAAATGAATTTCCAACTCAAGATCCAAGAGTAATATATGAATTAACTTCTGCAACTGTTGTAGAAACTCAAACTTATACTGGACCTGGTATATCATCAGATCCTGATTACCTTAGACCAGTAAGATGGAAAAAACAAACAGTTGATAAAATTATTGATGGAGAAAAAATACAAAAAAATAGAAATTTAAATACTTCACAACAGTATCCAGCAACTAATATTATTGCACCAATTAGTCCAACTGACACAGTTTTTAGTGTTAAAGACATAGTATCTTTCAGTGGAATTGACAATTTAAGTGAAACACAAAATAGTATAAAAATAATAGATCAAAAAGAGACACAAGTTGCCATAGCCACAGCCACTGTAGATTTAGCAACCGAAAAAGTTTCTACATTAACCTTAATTAATGCTGGATTCGGATATACAACTGCACCAATGGTTGCTATTCAACCACCAAATGATGTAGGAACTGGTGTTACTGCTACAGGAGGTGCCACAATTGATGGAAATGGTGTTGTAACTGGAATTGCCATTACAAATCCTGGTAATGGATATACATTTAACCCACAATTAGTTATTGAACAACCAAACATACAGAATGATGAAAAACATTCTAATATTTCTTTCAATGGTGACAGAGGCATAATTATCGGAATAAACACAGCTGAAAATGGTTCGAACTCTGGAGTATCCACCAATTCGCCAGCACTAACTTTTGATATCATTCCAACTAAACAATTACCAGGTGCACCTTCTACTAAATCTGGAATTGTTACTGGTCAATATATTGTAATTCAAGGAACTTCTTTTGGTGATGGTATAGTATCAATTGGAACTCACACCAGTAAAATAGTTTCTGTTGGAAATTCATTTGCTGATAACGTATATCAAGTTGGTCATTATCAAGATGTTGGAACTGGATCAACAGTTAGAAGAATTATCTGTAATATAAATACAGCATTGTCTGGAATTAATACAAATACTGGTGTAACCACCAATCGTTTCATTGGTAATTATAGTTGGGGAACAATTACAGTGGCTGGAAGTAGAAATGGTAAATCATTTGAATTTTACAATCAAAATGGATTATTAGGTATTGAAACTTCTGCTCATATCAGTAGATCACTCCAGTTAAAACAGGTTTATTAATTTCGAGTATAAATAATCAAAAAATGAAACTGATTACTAAAAGAAAATGCCAGCAATAATAACAGATCAATTTAGAATAGCAAATGCACAGACCTTTGTTCAGAGTTTTTCTGGTATTGGTACAACATCTTATTACTATGCTTTTTTATCACATCCAGAAGGAAATCAAACTACATTAGATGGAGTTGAACTTCAAAACTATAAATCTATAACTGGATCAACACCTAATGTTCCAAAAGATTCTTTTCAACAAGAAAATTTATATCATGATACTATGTTATTTGCAAAAAGAATAACATCTTCTGATATATCACTAGTCATACCAAATAGACCTTGGACATCAGGAGAAACGTATGATATGTACAGGAATGATATTGATGTTGATAATAGAACAAATGTAACTAGTTATACTAATCTATATGATTCTAAATTTTATGCTGTAAATGATGAATTTAAAGTTTATATTTGCATTAATAATGGGTCAATAGGTGATGGAGATGGAAAATTAATAGCAAAAAAATCTTTACAAAAACCAACACATGTGGATTTATCTCCACGTCCAGCTGGTGATGGGTCTGATGGTTACTTATGGAAATACTTATTCACAATAAAACCAGCAGATATTATAAAATTTGGTACAGATGACTTCATACCAGTTCCTTCTAATTGGGGTGACAGTAATAGTATTGAAGTAAAAAATGCTGCAAAAGATGGTAAAATTGAAACTGTATTAGTATCAAAACAAGGAGAAGGTTATAAATTTGGTGCTTCAAGTAGCACAGTTATTGATAATGTTCCAATATATGGCGATGGTGATGGTACTGCAACTGCATCAGTAACAATTTCTGCTGGAAAAGTAGTGTCAGTTGATGTGACAAAAGGTGGAGAAGGATACACTCGTGCTCATCTTGAATTAAATAGTTCATCTAGAGATCAGGTAAATAAAGGTCCAACCGATTCAGGGCAAGCAGAATTTCAAGTTATAATTCCACCTCAAGGTGGTCACGGTGCTGATATTTACAGAGAATTAGGAGCTTATAGAGTTCTTTTACACTCTAAATTTGATGATACGAAAGATGATTTACCAGATTACGTCACTAAAAACAATTTTTCTAGAGTTGGTATTATCAAAAATCCAATTAAACAAGATGCAACTGGGTCTTCTTCAGTTTTGCTAAATACTACGACTGCAACAACTCTTGGAGCAATAAAATTAGCTGGTGATAGTGCATCCACTGAATATCCAATTAATAGATTAATAACTCAAACACAAACTAATGGTGATGTGGCGGTTGGATATGTAGCAGAATTTGATAAAAATACTAACGTTCTAAGATATTATCAACCAGTTGGATTATCAACATTATCCGCTTATGGATACAAGTTAGTTGATTTTAAATCTGAAGCAGTATCGATTCAAGGATCAGGTGTTGTAAATCCACTACAGGTAGATACTGGTTTCAATGCTTCCAGTGTAAATGATGTAAACGTTGGTGTTTCTTTTGTTAATGGAATAGCAAAACCAGAAATTAAAAAATATTCTGGAGATATTATCTACATTGATAATCGAAATAAAGTTACAAGATCTTCTACTCAGAAAGAAGAAATTAAAATCGTAATAGAGTTTTAAAAAATGTCCCAAGTTACAAATTTAAATATAGCACCTTACTATGATGATTTTGACGCAAGTAAAAATTATAGGAAGGTTTTATTTAAACCAGGATTTCCAATACAATCTAGAGAATTAAGTACTTTACAATCAATTCTTCACGAGCAAATCGAAAAATTTGGACAGCATTTTTTCAAAGAGGGTTCAATGGTTATTCCTGGTGGAACCATTGTTGATTTAAGTTACTTTGCGGTTAGAATTGATCCATTTTTTCTTAATATACCAGTAAAAGAATATACAAAATATTTGGCAGATAATAAAATAGAAATACAAGGAGAAATTTCTGGAGTTAAAGCGACTGTAGTTAATAGACTAACAGATGGTGAATCTGTAGATCAATTCGATACCTTATATCTAAAATATACAGCATCTGGTGATGACGGAGTAACCAAAACATTTTTAGATGGAGAAAATTTAATTACTTTATCTGATATTGAATATTCTAACACTCGAATAACTGCGAATAGTTTTTTTGCAAGAACAATAATATCAGATTCAATTAAAACAGGTTCATCAGCATCAATAAACGAAGGAATTTTCTTTATTAGAGGTTACTTTGTACAAGTTCCAGCTTCAACCGTAATTTTAGATCAATATGAAAATAGACCAAGTTACAAAATTGGATTATCTATTAATGAGGAGTTAATATCTGCTTCATCACAAAATTCTGATTTATTTGATAATGCAAAAGGATATTCAAATGAAACTGCTCCTGGTGCAGATAGATTCAAAATATCTGCAATTTTATCTAAAAAATTACTAACAGATAATGATGATTCTGATTTTGTAGAACTAATTCGTATTGAAGATGGTATTACAAAAGAGCAAGTTAAAAAGACAGAATATAATGTATTTAAAGATGAGTTAGCTAGAAGAACTTATGATGAATCTGGTGATTATTATATCGAACCATTTTCATTTGACATTAGAGAAACATTAAATAATCGAATTGCAAACAGAGGATTATATTTTTCAAATCAAATCACTCAAAACGGAAATACTCCATCAGATGATTTGTTTACAATTCAAATTTCTGAAGGAAAAGCATACGTTCGTGGATATGAAATTGAAAAAACATCAACTACATCAATTGATTTACCAAAACCAAGAACAACAAAATCAATAGATAACGTTACACTTCCAATCAAAATTGGAAATATTATTGAAGTAAATAATATTTTTGGAACTCCGCAGATTGGTTTTAGTACATTTGTACATTTATTGGACAAAAGACTCACATCATCAAAAGGAAAAGATTCTACTGCAACTTTAATTGGAAAAGCAAGAGTTTATGATTTTAATCAATATACAGGAACAAACTATCAATTAAGATTATTTGATATTGAAACTTTTACTAAGGTTTCATTAGCGTCAACAAGTTCTGCTGTTGTTGGAGATCATGTAGAGGGTAAATTTAGTGGTTCTGCTGGATTTGTCAATGAACAAACAGGAACAGGATCTGTTTTAACTTTAACTGATGTAAGTGGAGAATTTCAGATAAATGAACCAATTCTTGTAAATGGAATTGAAGTTGGAAGTAATATCGGAACTGTTAGTGATTTTGAATTTACTGATATCAAAGCAATTCATAGTGATGGAGGAATTAATGGAGGCAGCAAAACTTTTGCTGCTGATTTAGAATTAAGTCATAGTAAACAGGTATTTCAAACAGGTGCAGAGTTTCAGATTACTGCAGAACATGCTGGTATTTCAACAGTAACAGGACCCTCTGTTTCAGATTTTAGATCACTAGTTAAAGTTGGTGATATTATTAGTTATAGTTCAGGTGAAAATCTTACAAATGATGTTCCTACTTTTAATCAAGTAGTTAATGTTGGATCAAGTAATTTTACAATTTCTGGTATTGCTACTGTTGCTGGTATATGTGATGGTGGAGGAGTTGTTGCTTCTGGTGGTGCTTCACCAACTGATATTGTGGTTCGTGTTCCATTTTTAAGTAAAGGAAGTAATCCTGGATTTTTAATTCCATTTAAAGAAGATAATATTGCATCTTTAAATCTTTTAGATAGTAATTATATAACAAGAAAAGTATTTAAGGTAAATGCTAGTGGGCAACAAGTAGTTTTAAATTTATCATCTCATGGTGATAATTTATTTTTTGAACCGTTTTCAATAACAAATTATCTTGCGACAAAAGATAGTAATGGAAATAGAATAACATTAAGGGAACCACAGTTTGTTTTTAGTAATAATAATCGTACTTTAACTATCAGTTCACTTGGAGTAACAGGAAATGTTACTGTGACTGCTACTGTAAAAAGAACTAAATTTGGATCTATTGAAAAAAGTATAACTCGCTGTGCAAGTTTAGTTATTGATAAATCTAATGATACTTCATCTGGTATCACAACAACATCTCTGAATGATGGTTTGACTTTTAGTAAAGTTTATGGCACAAGAGTTCAGGATGAAGAGATATCTTTAAATGTCCCTGAAATACATCGAGTTTTAGGTATTTTTGAATCTGATGATTCAACTGATCCAGATGTTCCATTCCTCACAGTATCATCACAGTCAGAATCTTTTTCAAATAATGTCATTGTTGGCGAACAAATAATTGGAGGAGAATCTGGTGCTGTTGCTCGTGTAGTTAGTATTCCAAATGCAACTAAATTAACATTTGTATATGAGAATGATAAAACATTTGAAGTTGATGAATCTGTAACTTTGGGAACTTCAGGAATTGTAGCAGTTATTTCTAAATTAGATCCTGGTGATGCAAGTATTATTGATAATTACATTTTAGATAATGGTCAAAGACAAGAGTTTGCTGATTATGGAAGAATAATTAGAGAAAAAAGTGCATCTGCACCCAATAGAAAAGTAAAAATTATATTTGATCATTATGCTAGAAGCGGAATTAGCACTAATGGTACTGTAGAATCAATTAATAGTTACAATACTCTAGATTATTCTAATGAAGTTCCATCTATTGATGGAAAAAGAGCATCTGATGTTATAGATTTGAGACCAAGAGTTGCACCATATGATACATCTAGTACAAAATCTCCATTTGAATTTGGTAGTCGAGATTTTAGTGCATCTGAAACTGAATCATTAGTTTCTAATCAAAGTGTTGTTGTAGATTATTCTTATTATTTGGGTAGAATTGATAGAGTATATTTAACAAGAGATGGACTCTTTGATGTAGATGAAGGAACACCTTCAAGAAATCCAAAACCTCCAGAAAAAAATCCAGAAGCGTTTGAAATTGGTACAATAACTTTACCACCATATCTCTTAGATGCATCAACTGATACAAAAACTGCATTAAAATCTCATAAGAGATATACAATGAAAGATATAAACGGTTTAGAACACAGAATCAAAACACTTGAAGAATATACAACATTATCTCTTTTAGAAACAGATACTAAAAATCTTTCAATTAAAGATCCGAATACAGGACTTGATAAATTTAAATCTGGATTTTTTGTAGATAATTTTGTAAATCATAAAAAACATAGTATGAATAGAGGAGAAAGGAAATTTGATATTGATCGAGAAACTGGTGAATGTAGACCAAAATCAACAGAAAGAACTGTTAGTCTTAAAATTGAAACAAAATCTTCAAAAGCAGATCCAATCAATGCTGATTATGCATGGATAACAGACTTCCAAGATTCAAATATTACTCGAAATGCTCAAGGTCTAACTTTAAAATATGATGAAGTAGAATTTGTAAATCAACCTTTTGCAACTAGGGTTGAGAACCTAAACCCCTACCATATTGCTCTGTATGCTGGTAGTGTCGCTCTAGAACCATCAGTTGACTATTGGATAGAAGAAATTCCTTTAGGCACTCCTGAAGTCTTTGAGGATACCACTGCGTGGGATGCGATGGCTGATATGTATGGATTGGAAGATCGTGAAAATGGTGGAATGGCAGCAAGTTATTGGAATTCTCATGAGATAACATGGAGTGGAAGGGAGGAATTAATTAAAACAGAACGTCTTAATGTTAAGAGAACGGTAGATGTAAATACAGAAAACTTCAATATAGAAGGAGGTGTAAGAAGAGTTACAACCACAACCACTAACACTAAATTTGATGAAAAAAGAACCTTTAAAGAAGAGGGTGAAGAAAGAGAGTTTGGAATTGAAGTTACTCCCGAATATCAAACAGTTAACTTAGGTAAAAAGGTCATAGGAACAGAAATTATCTATAACTGTAGGTCAAGAAATATTGAAGTCACTTCTACAAGATTAAAACCAAATACAAAATTCTATGTTTTTATGGATAACGTAGATATTACATCATATTGTGTTCCTAAACTTTTACAAGTTTCGATGACAAGAGGAACATTTACAACTGGTGATATTGTAGAAAGTTCTATAGAGGTAACTAATCTTCGTGGTTTCGCTGAAGTTCCAGACATAATGTTCAGAGTTGCAACAGAAAATCACAAAACAGGACCTTTTAATGCTCCAACAGAGACATATAAAAACGAACCTTACACAAAATCTGCTTTATCTGGTAGTTATTCAAGTAGTAGCACTATTTTAAATATAGATACTGCTGGATTATCATTAGAAGTAGAACCAGATCAGTTGGGATGGGTTAGAAAAGGAATGACTCTAGCATCACAAAACGGAAATGCAGAGGCAGATATTAGTGATCTTTCTCTAGTTACTGATGAAAAAGGAGCATTGACATTCTCATTACATATACCTGATCCAAAAGTTCAAAGTAATCCTAAATTTACTACTGGAACTAATACTATTAGATTGACCACTAGTCCTACTAATGAAAGTAAATTAGATCCTGGTGAGTGTTCTGCAGAAGCAACATATAAAGCATCTGGAATTGCAGAAATAACTCAAGAACAAATTTTATCAATCAAGGGAGCAAATATTGAAAGAAAACAAATTGGAGATCCAAGAATTGTTTCTAGAATCACAGAAGATATTAGAGCTAAAGAAGAATCAACACAAAGGAGAGAAGAAGATACTGACTGGTATGATCCATTAGCACAATCATTTTTAGTAGAATCAAAATACCAAGATGGTCTTTTTGTAACTGGTGGTAATTTATACTTTAAAACTAAAGATGATAATGTTCCTGTTACCGTTCAAATCAGAACTATGAGAGACGGATCTCCTACAACAACTATAGTTCCGTTTGGTGAAATGAATATTGATCCTGACGACGTTAAATTATCAGATGATAGTAGTGTTCCTACACCCTTTAAATTCCCAACTCCTGTTTATTTAAAATCTGGAAAAGAGTATGCATTAGTTTTAATTGCACCAACTGAAAAATATAATCATTTCATAACTCGAATGGGTGAGGAAGATCTTATATTACAGGCAATAAGTAATCAACAACCATATTTGGGATCTTTATTTAAATCACAAAACCAATCAACTTGGACACCAAGTCAATTTGAGGATTTGAAATTTACTTTAAATAAAGCAAAGTTTGTAACTAACACACCTTCAAGTTTTATATTCTATAATAATCAGTTAGATTTTGGTAAAATAAGAAAGAAAAATCCAGTAATTGCATATTCTAAAACACAAAGAATTGCAATTCAAGGTGCAACTACACCAACATTTGTTAAAGGACAAGAATTGAAACAATCTACAAATACTGGTAGAATTGTATCAATTGGTGCTTCTGTTCAATCAGGAACATCTGGTTTAACATTTGAAGGAAATACTGGTATTGGTTTAACAAACGGTACATTTACTGGTATTGGTGCTAGTTCAGTGACGGGAATTGGAACTGGACTTGAAGCAACTGTGACTGTTAGTGGTTTATCTGTAAGTTCTATCAATGTCACAAATGGAGGTTTTGGTTATCAGGTTGGAGATGCATTAGTTTTTGATAAAGTAGGAAATACAGGATCTACTATAAGATCATTTGTTGGTATTGTAAGTAATACTAACTATTTGGTAGTTGATCAAGTTGATAAAAACTTTAATGATGGTTCAAATATTACACACATTGCAAGTGATGGAACTAATACAACACTCACTGTAGGATCTGTAGTATCAGATCCAATTAAAGATGGATTTACAATGGAATTTGATCATCGTAATCATGGAATGCATGGATCAAATAATAAAGTTCAAATCGCAAACTTTACAAGTGACAAAAAACC